GTCTTAAAAATGCCATACGACTATCCAGCAGCAATCATCATCACAGATACAAATGCCCATACTGGCAGATTTGGTAAGGTGCATTGCCTTGCAGATGCAAGTGCTACTTTTGTTGCTGAGAATATAACAGAGAACGGTTCTTCAACAGTTGCTGGTATCACAATGAAAGCCTCAACAGAAGTTTGTGGAGTAATTACAAGTATCACTCTTGCTAGTGGTCAAGTTATTGCTTACTACTTATGAGTATTGCAAACGCATTAAAGAAAGCAGCTTCCAAAACAATCAAGGTTCTTGGTGGCGATATTACTTACAGAAGAGTCACGACTGGAATATATAATCCTACTACTGGCTCAATGAGTGAAGTAAAAACAGATGTCAGTATAAAGGGTGTTGTGAGCAACGTAACGAGGTCTGAGGTGACTGACCTAGTTTCTAGTCAGGACAAACGACTTACTATATCTGCTGGAGATATAACTTTTACTCCAACAACATTTGATCGGGTTGTTATAAGCGGAACAGAATATAAAGTGGTTCAGATCAATACAAATGAGCAAGACAATACAGCCATCAGCTTTGATATTTTCTTGAGGTAATTATGGCCAGACAGATCAGAGTAGATCAGATTGATGATTTTTTTAGGGATTTAGTTGTTGATCTTGTCAAAGCTACAACTCTTGAGTGGACAACAAGAGTAAAAAAAGCAACACCAGTTAGAATTGTTTATAAGGGTGAGCCAAAGGGAGGTGGCCAGCTTAGGGCTGCATGGCAAACAGAAATAGAACCATTTAAAGGACAAATAACAAACAATCTTGTCTATGCAGAACCAGTCTGTTTTGGTGTAAACCTACCAGAATCATGGGGAGGTGTTTATAGGACAAGACAAGGGACTGTTGCTGGTTTTCCTGAGCTTATTGGAAAAGAACTTGAGCAATATACAATGAGACAGATTAGGAGGGCTATTTGATGGCAGCTACAAATCTAAATACAGTTAGAGCAACGATTGAAAAACGCTTGAATGATGAATTTAGAACAGGTCAGCCGATACCCATAGTTTTTAACAATGTCCCTTTTGATGCCTCTACTGTCGATCAATATATTCAATGTATTACTAGCTTTGGATCAAGTTCATACCTTACTCAACAAGCACCAAATTCAAGTACCACTTCCACAAATCTTGTTGTTGGTCTTATTACTTGTAATATTTACACAAAGCAAGGATTAGGAGCAGGGGCAAATTTTACTATAAGCAAAAGAGTAAGAGATTTATTTAATAGAATTACAGTTTCTGATGTTCGTTTTGATCCACCAGTAGGGCCAGAGGTTCTTGAATCAACTCCAGAGGGCAAATTTCAAACACAGGTTAGAATAACATTTGAACTCTATGAGGCATTAACACCATGATCGAGATTACTGAAGAAATGCTTGACGCAATCGAGGCTGTCAAAGGTAGAAGAGAGCCACAGTATTGGGATCATCAATGCAGACGATATATGGAAGGCCAAAAAGCAAAAGCAAAAGCTGTAAAAAAACCAAAAAAAGGTTAATATAATTATAAATATTTCTTTTTATTGTTATGGCTGCTGTAAAAGGTGATGTCGGGCAAGTCAAATTTGATGATGGCGGCTCTTCAGTCAACCCTGTTTTAGGCACTAGATCATGGTCTATGTCTATCACCAAAGATACCCAAGAAACAACTGTTCAAGGTGACACTTTCAAATCTTTTGTCGGTGGACTTATCGAAGGTGAGGGATCTGCTGAATTAGTTTATGATGCCGCTGCATCTGGTGAGACTGCAACATTTGTTGATGGTGTATTGACTACAGGTGACGCTGGAACAGCATCTTTTGAGCTTTTTCCTGATAGTGCCTCTGGTTCTCAAAAAATCAGCTTTAGTGGCCTTATAACAAACTTTGAGCAAAGTTCTGCATTGGGTGATGTAAACACAATCAGTATTACATTCAAGCCATCTGGCACAATTACATCAGCAATCTAAAAAGTAAAATTCTTCGCAATTATTTATGGCAACTAAAAGAACCGCAGAGGTATTACTTGGGGCATTTCAAGATGAAATGGTCACAAGACGACAGTTTGACGTTAAAAATTCTAAAGATGAAGTCATTATGACTTTATACTTCAAACCGATAACAAGATATGCAAGAGTCAAAGCACAACAATTAGCTGGCCCAAACGCTGATGCTTTGGTTGTATCTACTCAACTACTTTGTCAGATGGCAGAGAAAGAAGATGGAACTCCAGCCTTTGATATGTCAGATGCTCCAATATTACAAAGACAACTACCAGAAAAAGTTTTAAATGATCTTGAGCTTTTCTTAAATGACATCAAACTTGATATTGATACAGCAAAAAAAGAATAAAAGGGGATACTTGGCTTCGGTTTGAGTTTTTCCTAGCAACAGAACTCGGTAAAACAGTGCAAGAACTCAGGCTCAATATGACTGAAGCAGAGCTTATATATTGGGCTGGTTACTATGAAATAAAGCATGACGAAGAAAAGAGGGCATTGCAACGACAAAAACGCAATTCAAGGTAATATAGAATAAAGGTTTTTTTTATTTGTGGCAGAAGCAGTCGTTAGATTAAGAGTTGATGCCAGTGGTGCAAGTCAAGCTTTAGATAAAATCGGCAAAAAAACAAATACGTTACAAGGTCAATTTAATGGCTTAAGAAATGCTATTGCTGCAACTGGTATTGTTCTTCTTGGCAGACAAGCGGTAAATACTTCAGCAAACTTTGAAAAGCTAAATGTAAGACTAGGATTGTTGACTAAAAGTAGTGAAGATTTTGCGAAGTCACAACAGATTGCCGCAGATGCACAGAAAGCTTTTGGTCTAAGTGCAACTGAAGCTTTGGAAGGTGTTACAGATATTACAGCAAGATTAGCTCCACTTGGGACATCAGTAGAAGATATAAAAACTGTATTTTTTGGATTTAATACCGCTGCAAAATTAGCTGGTGCTTCAGCCGTAGAATCATCAAACGCATTTAGACAACTAGCACAGGCTCTTGGCTCAGGAAGGCTGGCTGGTGATGAATTTAGGAGTGTTTCAGAACAAGTGCCAACTGTTCTTGCTCCTATCGCTGAAGAGCTTGGTGTAACTATAGGAGAACTTAAACAACTTGCTGCTGATGGAAAATTAACCAGTGATGTTGTACTTAGGGCTTTGGGAAGGATAGGAAATGAAGGAAGTGGGTTTTTGAAACAACTTTTGGAAAACGACCCGACACAAGTTTTTAAAGATTTCAATAATGCGACTGAGGATTTATCAAGAGCTTTTGGAGATCAACTAAAGCCTGTTGTTATGGCGGTAACAAAAGCCTTAACAGGATTTATTACAAAATTAACAGATTTTGTAAACACAGATGCTGGAAAAGCAACTATGTTGTTGGCTGCTATTGCTGGGGGAATTTCAGCTATAACCACTGCTGCTCCTTTGGCTGGAGCCGCTGTTTCTGCATTTGCTGTCAAAGTAGGGGCATTAAAAATCGCAGTTCTTGGCTTGTCTGGTGCTTTGGCTGCTAGTGGTATCGGAGCATTTGCTTTAGCTCTTGGATTTGTAGCAACAAAAATAATAGAAACCAAAAGAAAACAAAAAGAGTTAAATGATGCGATTACAAAAGGTTCTGGAGAACAAGTTGCAAAAGCACTTACAAAACAAAAAGAGATTTTAACAGAAATCAATAAAAGGCTAGTTAATGCAAATGGCAGAACTAAAAAGAATCTTGAAAATAAAAAAGCAGAAGTTTTAGAGGATATAAAATTACTTCATGAAAGAAATCGGAACTTAGAAAAAGAAAAAGAAATTACAGAAGAAAAGAAAAAACAAAATGAAGAGCATAAAAAGTCAGAAGAATTAATAAACAAACAAAAAGAGGCAACTGAAAAACTAAAAGAAAAAATGACTGCTATAGGAGAAGAAATAGAAGGAAGTATAAAAAGCAACCTTAGAGATGCAATAACTGGAGCTAAGTCATTTGGGGATGCTATGTCTAATGTATTAAATAGAATTAGAGATAAAATTCTTGACGCACAGATAGACAAGCTTATTGGTGGCTTTGGAGAGGCATTTGGTAAGGGTTCAACTGGTGGAGAGAAAAAAGGTTTAGGAGGGTTTTTAGGTGGAGTACTTGGAGGATTGTTTGCAAATGGTGGTCAACCACCTGTTAACAAAATTTCTGTAGTTGGTGAAAGAGGGCCTGAGTTATTTGTTCCAACTTCAAAAGGCACAATTATTCCTAATGGTGGATTTGGTGGAGAATCAACTACAAATGTCATCACCGTAAACGTAGATGCAAAAGGCTCGTCAGTTCAGGGTTCAGATGCCGAAGGAAATGAGCTTGGTCAGCAAATAGCTATTGCGATACAATCGGAATTAGTAAAACAAAGACGTAAAGGAGGATTATTGGCATAATGGCAACTTTTCCAAATATTACTCCTCAATATTCAACTCAGGAAACTGTAAATCAAGATAATCAAACTGTTGAATTAGGTGATGGATTTCAACAGCGTTTAGTTTTTGGACTACCAGCAAATAAAAGACTTATTAAATTAAATCTAACTTTTAATGTTTCGACTACAGACGCTGCAACCATTGATACTTTTTTAAATGCAAGATTTGACGATCAGGCCAGTTTTGATTTCACACCACCTCATCACTCATCAGCTTTAAAATTTATATGCACTAGCAGAACTAGAACAGCTATACTTTCAAATCGGGCGATAATGAATTTAAGTTTTGAACAAGTAGCGGAACCATAATGGCAATACCTACTTCAGAACTACAATCAATTAATCCAAGTTCACTAATAGAACTTTTTAAATTAGAACTTGTTGAGGGTTTGCATTATGCAACTGGCAATCCATCATCAGTTCCTACAGTATTCAGATTTCATGCTGGAACAAGTATGAATAGTAATGCAAATATAATTTGGCAAGGTGAAACTTATCAAAGATTTTCTATTGCCGCTGGTGGTTTTGAGTTTTCGGGGTCAGGTCAAATTCCAAGACCAACATTGCAAATGAGTAATTTAGGCGGTATTGCAAGAGATGGAAGCGTTTTATCTGTTACAGATTTATTGATTATTGTTAATACAACAACCCCAAATAATGATTTATTAGGAGCAACTTTAAGAAGGCTTAAAGTTTTAGCAAGTAGTCTTGATAATGCTAATTTCAGCGGGGGTTCAAATCCTTTTGGAACACCAAACTCAAATGAATTACCTCAAGAGATTTTTGTAATTGACAGAAAAAGTGTTGAAAGTAGAGATGTTGTAGAATTTGAATTAGTCTCAACTCTTGATACTGAAAACAAAAGAGTTCCCGCAAGACAGATCACTAGGGCTGAATTTCCCGCAGTCTCAACATTTTTAAATAGATAAAAATGGAACAATGGAAAATTGATGCTTTTGACCATGCTGTTAGATGTCAGCCTTTTGAATGTTGTGGAATATTAGCAAAAAAAAATAATAAATTAGAATATTGGGAATGTGAAAACGTAGCAAAAAATCATCCAGAATATAGTTTTGTAATTGAGCCTTTAGATTGGGCAAACTGTGAGGATAATGTAGATGAAATCATAGGCATTGTTCATAGTCATCCAGAGGGCGAATTTAAATTCAGTGATAATGATATTGCAAGTTGTAATTATTTAGATGTACCTTTTTACCTTGTAGATCCATCAACACAAAGTATTATTCATATAGAGCCGCAAAATTTATGAAAAAAATAATTGTTTATGGAAGATTAAGAAAGTTTTTAGGTCAATCTGAATTTGAGGCCAATGTTGCAAGCCCTTTAGAAGCTATAAGTTTTTTAAACTGTAATTTCAAAGGTGTAGAAGAGCATATGTCTGTACAGCCTTATACAATTCTTTGCGGAGAACAAGTTATTTCTCAAGACTTAATTGGTTTGAGAACTGATGCTGATATAAAAATTATTCCTTTAGTTCATGGTAATATTTTTGGAATTGCTGCTGGTTTTCTTTTTAAATTTGTTGCAAAAAAAGTTGTATTGCCAAAACTTTTGACAACACTTATCACAACAGTTGGAACACAGATGATATTTAGTGGAATTAATAATCTTCTTACGCCACAAAGAACAGGAAATAGAAGTGCAGCTTCAGATATGGATAGGACTGACCCATCTGCATTTGCAGCAAACTATTCATTCACTGGCCTAACTAACGTCAGTCAGGCTGGAGTTCCAGTAAATTTAGTTTTTGGCGAAATTCTGGTCGGGTCAGTTACTGTTTCAAATGGTGTTGATACTGTTCAAGTTGAGGGAGAAAATTAATGAGTATAAAAGAATTTGACCAAAATACAACTTTAAGTAATCCTGATCTTCCATCTGATGCTCTTTCGAGTAAACAGTTTATAACCATTGTTGATGTTGTTTCAGAGGGAGAAATCGCTGGATTTGCAACACCTCATAAAAAAGGAATTGCGTCTACAAATGCCGCATATAAGACAGCTTGTAAAACTGATATTTTCTTAAATAAAACACCTGTTCTTAATGTTGCATCTGATCTGACTGACGCTGAATTTCTTGAAAAAGTGCAAAATGTTGAAGATACAGACTTTAATTTTCAAAATACTGGCTTTGATTTTAGACTTGGAACCGCATCACAGACATTTATAAAAGGAATAAAAAATATTGAAATTGAAAATCCTATTGCGACAGCAGTTACAACATCAAGTCCAATAACTCACACAGTTACCGCAACTAATATCAATGCTGTAAGAGTTACTATAAGATTTGGGTCTTTGCAAAAATTTGAAGATGATGGTGATATAAACGGAACAGAGGTGGAATTAAAAATAAAAACTATTGAAAATAATGGAACTACAACTACTGCTATCGAAGATAAAGTCAAAGGGCGGTCAACTAATGCTTATTTTCGTGATTACTTAATTACTTTTTCAGATACAACTTCTTTTCCTGTACAAATAAGAGTTGAAAGAGTCACTGCTGATAGTACTGATGCGGCTTTAGTAAACGCTTTTAGCTTTCATTCTGCGACTAATATTATTTTTGAACAAAATGCTTATCCGAATACAGCACATTTAGCATTGAGATTAGGGGCTGAACAGCACCCAAGAGTCCCTAATAGGGTTTATAGATTAAGAGGGATCAAAGTAAAAATTCCAAATAATGCCACAGTTAATCTACAAACTGGTGCGATAACTTACTCAGGAGTCTGGAATGGCAATTTTAAAACTGATAAAGAATGGACAACAGACCCAGCTTGGATTTTGTATGATCTGCTCTACAACACTCGATATGGCTGTTCAATCCCAGAAACAAGTCTAAATAAATTTACATTTAAATCTGTTAGTGAATACTGTGGGGAGAGTGTTGATGATGGAGAGGGAGGACAGGAGCCACGCTTTGCATTAAACATAAATATTACTCAACAACAGGCTGCATTTGATTTGATAAATGATATTTGCTCTGTAATGAGAGTAATGCCTTTTTATAACTCAGGCTCTATAAGTATCAGTCAAGACTCTCCAAAATCATCAACATTTTTATTTACAAACGCTTCAGTCACAAAAGAGGGATTTACATATACAGGCTCTAGTTTAAAAACAAGGCATACGGTCATAAATGTATCTTATTTTGACATGGAAACTCAAGACATAGATATTGAGACAGTAGAGGCTGATGCTGCAACACAGGCTAAGTATGGTGTAGTTACAAAAAATATTAATGCTTTTGGTACAACATCAAGAGGACAGGCAAGAAGATTTGGTAAATGGTTTTTATTTAATGAGCAAAATACAGGAGAAACGATTGCTTTTACTACAACTATTGATGCTGGAGTTACAGTTAGATGCGGAGATATTATTGAAGTTTCGGATTCTTTAAAGGCTGGAGTGAGAAGGGGAGGAAAAATTAAGTCTGCAAGTGGCACAACAATAACCTTAGATGATTTTTCAAATACAGATATTCCACCACTAAATCAAGCCCCTACTTTGTCAGTAATGCTTCCAGATAACTCTTTAGAAACAAAAAATATTACGAATATATCTAATAATGTTTTAACTATTGAATCAGCCTACTCATCTAATCCAAATCCAAATGCTGTTTATATTTTAGAATCAAATACTCTCGAAACAACAACATGGAGAGTGATTTCTGTAGCGGAAAATGAAGATTCAACTTTTAATATTACTGCTCTCAGTCATAATTCTGGAAAATATGATTTTGTTGAAGATGGCACAGCTTTGCCGATTAAGAGTTTTTCAACATTAACTGAAATCAAGTCACCGCCAACAGGTTTGAGGGCTGAAGAAAAAATTGTAGAAATAAATAAAAGAGCAGTTACAAAAATAATTCTTGATTGGCAAAATGTTGCAGGAGCTTCAAAATATCGTGTTTATTACAGAGTAAATAATGGTGATTTTTCACAGATAGAAACAAGCTCAAGTAATTTAGAAATTTTAAACACTAAACAAGGTTCTTATGAGTTTAAAGTATATTCATATAACGCTTTAGGAGAACCATCACCCACAGCTTCAACTTTACTTTTTGAAGCAGATGGCTTTTCTGCTCCACCAGAAAACGTGCAAAATCTTACTGTTGAGCCTATCAATGATGAACAAGTAAGACTTAGATGGACTCAAACTACCTCTCTTGACGTGAAGTTTGGAGGCCAAGTGTACATAAGACATTCTCCTAGAACAGATGGAACTGGTACTTTTGCAAATTCTACTGATTTAGTTGAGGCAATTTCTGGAATATCAACAGAGGCAGTAGTTCCTGCAAAATCTGGAGAGTATGTCCTCAAGTTTCGTGATTTAAAGGGAAACTTTAGTATTGGAGAAACCTCTGTAATTATTACAATTCCAACTTTAAAAGAAGAATTAGCTTTACCACCACAAAGAGAAAATCCTAACTTTAGTGGCTCAAAAACAAATTTAACAGTATCTTCAAATATTTTAAAACTTTCAAACCCAAACACAAACCAATCAGGTGTTTACAGTTTTGCAAGTCCTTTAGATTTAGGAGCTGTTTTTAGTTTAAAAATAAATTCAATAATTTTAAGTAGTGGTGAAAATGAATCCGCTTTATGGGACAGCATACCTAATTTTGACATTGAACAAAGTATTGACGGAACAACGGTAGAGACTGTTAACGGAGCTTTATTTGTTAGAACAACAAATGATGATCCATCGGGTTCACCAACTTATACAGCATTTAATAAGGTGCAAAGTGGTACATTTAGAGCAAGAGCATTTGATTTTAAATGTGAACTAGAAAGTGAAAGTAAAAATAATAATATTTTAATTTCAGAACTTGGATTCGATTCTTTTTTACAAGCAAGGACAGAACAAAGCACATCATTTATACCATCAGGGGCTGGCCCTAAAAACGTAGTTTTTGCTGCTCCATTCTTTACAGGTACTTCAGCAATTGGAGGAAGTGCATCAGCTTATCCACCTAGTATAGGTATTACAGCACAGAACATGGCTAGTGGAGATTTCTTTGTTATTACAAATATCACTGGTAGTGGCTTCACGATAACTTTCAAAGATTCATCAAATTCCGCAGTAAATAGAAATTTCAGCTATTCAGCGGTAGGATATGGACGTGGAGGCTAACAAATGACAAGAGTAAATTCGACTGGGAAAGAAGCATCAAGTAACTTTTCACCTGATAACGGTACAGGCTTACAGGTTAGAACTGCAATAAAAGATGTATTTGAATCACTAAGAACTTTAAATAGTGCATCTGGTGATCCCTCTGGCAATGCAAATTTAGCAGCTTATCAAGTTCATATTGATAGCGACAATGATACTTTAAAAATAAGAAATGGTAATAATGATGGTTTTGTAACTCTTGGAAATGTAAGTCAAACAAATTTTGGACTCTTACCAAAAACAGGAGGTACTTTGACAGGTGTTTTAGGTTTGCCAAATGGCACAGCTTCAGCACCTTCGATTCATTTGGGAGATAGCACAACTGGATTATACAGAAAAGGCAGTAATCAAATTGGATTAACTTTTGCTGGAACTGAAAGAGCTTTTTTTGACCAAAATGGTTTAACTTTGTTAGCACAAAAAGATGTAAGATTTTCTGATTCTGATAGTACACATTATGTGGCTTTACAATCTCCAGCTACAATTTCAACAAGTTTTACTTTAACCTTGCCATCTACCGCTGGAAGTAATGGTCAGTTTTTAAAAGTTGATGGCAGTGGAAATTTAAGTTTTGCTACAGTAGATTCAACTGTAACCATAGGATCAACAGCCGTTACTACTGGAGGGTCAGCTGCTACAACTATATCTGGATTAACAACTGTAGATTCAACAAATGTAAACTCAACAACTACTAAAGCAACCACAGTCCAAACAAATGCAACCACTAGAGTTGCTCCAGAGATTGAAAATTCAAACGGTGCTGAGATAGCAAGATTTTGTAAAGCTTATGTAAACTTTAATGGTCAGGGGACTGTAGCAAAAAGGGATGATTTTAATGTAACTGGTATTACTGATAATGGTACAGGAACTTATAATGTTAATTTTGGAACTGCAATGGCAGATGCAAATTATACAGTGGTTTTAAGTCATGATTTTAGATCAGTTAATAATAGGTCTGTAGGTCTTGATAGTAATAATTACAGTACTACTACTTTTAGACTAACAATAGAAGATGCTTCGCAAAGTTATGGTGCTGGTTCAAGTAGAGTTGATTGTAAAATAATAGGGGTTGCAGTTTTTGGTAATACTTAATTATTATGATTATTAAGGAGGTAAAAGAATGACAGTTCATTTTGGTGATGGAACAAGTCAGACTTCGGCTGCAACATCTGTTACGGCTGCATTAGTTTGTAGGGCTTGGGTTAACTTTGAAGGGCAAGGAACCGTTGCTATGAGAGATAATCAAGGTGTTACTGGTATAACTGACAACGGTACTGGAAACTATAATGTTAATTTTCCAAGTATGGGAGATTCAAATTATTGCACTGTTGGTTCACATAACATTCAGTCAGTTAATAACAGAGTTTGGGGGCATGATAATAACAACTATGGAGCTACAAGCGTAAGAATTACCACTGAAGATGCCTCACAAGGTTATGGTCAAGGATCAAGTAGAGTAGATCAAGACCGTTTCTGTCTTGCATTTTTCACTTAAAATGCTGATAATATAAGCAAAAGGTATTAGTTTTTATGGCAAATTCAGATTACAGAATTGTATATCTAAACCCAGAATACGCTGGAGGTATATGTATTATATCCCCAGCAGATAATTGTCTTAATCCAGATACAGGTAATTTATTTACACTTGAAGAAATTGCCAAGAAAGATGTTCCAACTGGTGCTAAATATAAGATAATTCCTGTAGCAGATATGCCAACAGACAGATCTTTTAGAGATGCTTGGACTACAAGTGAATCAAACTTAACAGATGGAGTAGGGGCATGAGTATTATTTCAACAGATATGGCAAAAGCAAAAGAAATTCATAAAAAAAATATTAGAAGATCAAGAACGACAAAGCTTCAAGAACTTGACGTTGAGTTTCAAAGAGCTATTGAAACAAGTTCATCAACAACAGATATTGTTTCAAGAAAACAAGCACTTAGAGATGCTCCCGCTGATAGTGCTATAGACGCTGCAACAACTGAAGCACAACTAAAAGCTCAATGGAATACCAGTATTCTTGGTGATTCACCTTATATCTAATGGCAGTTACTCCAGCAGTTTATGACATGACGGTACAAAGAAGATCCGATCATGCAATTCAGTTAGTTTTTAAAGATTCTAATGATAATGCTATTGACCTGACTGGATTTACAGTGGAAGCACAGGTTTGGGAAGAAACAAGGACAACTAAATATGCAGATTTTGGTGTTACTTATACAAATAGATCAACTGGAACTATTGATATTGCCCTTACAGATGTACAGACAGCGACCTTTAGCCCATCAGAATTAAAATATGATGTATTACTTACAAACCCATCTGGACTGAAAGAATATTATTTAGAAGGTACACTATACATAAGTGAAGGGTACACCGCATGACTTCTGTAAACGTAACAACTACTCGAAACACAGTAACAGTTAACGAAGGTGACGCTACAATCATCACAATACGCACAGTTGGGCCTCAAGGCCCTAAAGGTATTGATTTAAACGAAACTGACAAAGTAGATGGCTCTGTTATTTACTATGACTCTTCTTCTGCTACATTTAAAGCAGATGCAACAACTACTAAACTAACACTCGTAGACGGAGGAAATTTCTGACATGGCTAACACAGTACGAATAAAAAGATCTACTGGATCGTCAGCACCTACAAGCCTTGCAAATGCTGAGTTGGCCTTTGCTGAAGGAAGTAAAACATTATTCATTGGTATTGGAACAGGGGGTGCGAACGGTTCAGCAACAACTATTGAACCTATTGGAGGCGAGGGTAAGTTTTTTGATAAAGATACAACAGTAAATGCAAATACAATTTTAGCTGGCCCTACCTCTGGAAGTGCCGCTGCCCCTACATTTCGAGCCGCTGTTTCAGACGATCTTCCTTCGATTCTGCATACGAAAATCAGCGACTTCGATACAGGTGTTAGAACAAATAGATTAGATCAAATGGCTGCTCCAACAGCTAGTGTCAGCCTTAATTCTCAGACAATAACAAATTTAGCTGACCCTGTAAATACGCAAGATGCAGCGACTCGTGGCTTCGTTGAGGCTACTGCACAAGGCTTAGATGTAAAAGATTCTTGTGTAGCTGCAACAACAGGAAACATTGTTATATCAACAGCTTTAAATGATGGAGACACGCTTGATGGTGTATCTCTTTCAACAAATGACAGAGTGTTGGTCAAAGATCAGTCTACTGCAAGTGAAAATGGTATTTACAAAGTCGGATCTTCACCAGCAAGGGTTGATGACTTAGCTGCTGGGGCTGATGCAGCTGGTATGTTTACATTTATTGAACAAGGAACTGTAAATGCCGATAACGGCTTTGTTTGTACGAGTAATAAAGGATCAGCGGTTGTGGGGAGTAATAACCTTACTTTTGCTCAATTCTCAGGTGCAGGGCAGATCACGGCATCAGATGGCCTTTCAAAGTCTGGAAACACTTTATCTGTTGACCTAAAAGCAAATGGTGGACTTGTTATTGAATCTGCTAAAATTGCTCTTGATCTTGCTGCCAGTTCTATAACAGGAACTTTACCTGTAACTAAACTTACAAGTTTAACTTCTACCGTCACGGAATTAAATTTACTTGATGGTTTAAATTCAACGACTACAGAATTAAATACTTGTACAGACGGTGATACTTCAGCTACTTCAACAACTCTGGCAGCTGCTGACCGTTTTGTATGCAATGATGCGGGGGTAATGAAACAAGTTGCTTTATCAGACCTTGTGACTTTCCTTGAGAACGAAAGTGTATCAGGTTTTAACATAGATGGTGGCTCGTATTGAATTAAGCTATTAGGAGGTAAAAGCCAATGGCTAATGAAATCAAACTCAAAAGAGGAAGTGGTAGCGATCCAAGTGCTAGTGATCTGGCTATAGGCGAACCCGCCATTAGAACCGATACAGGCGAAATATTTTTAAAAAAAGACGATAATTCAGTAGCAAAAATATCTGGAGGTGGGATAAGTGATGGAGACAAAGGAGATATTACGGTATCTGGTTCTGGCTCAAGCTTTACCATAGATAATGGAGTAATTACAAATGCAAAAGTTGCTTCCAATGCTGCCATAAGTGCAAGCAAAATATCAGGAGTAATGCCGACAACAGGTGGAGCTTTTACAGGTAATGTTTCTATATCTGATAATGCGATTGAGTTTGATAGCGATTCTGGAAATACCAATAAAGTTTCTCTTCAAGGGCCAAGTAGCTTAAGTTCAGATGTTACTTTTACCTTGCCTAATGCTGATGGATCGTCTGGACAATTTTTAACAACTAATGGTAGCGGTGTCTTAAGTTTTGGATCAGTAGATAAATCAACTCTTCAGTTTCCTGATGGCAGTACAGGAGTATCACTTAGTACACAGAATGAAATACAGATAAACTCGGCTAATCACAAAATAGTTTTTGATACTGATACAGGTAATACTCATCATATAAGTTTTGCTGGCCCAAGTTCTTTAACAAAAACAAGTGAGTTTACGTTGCCTGAAGATGGGTCTAATGGACAGTTTTTAAAAACAAATGGTAGTGGAGTCCTAAGTTTCGGATTAGTAGATAAAATAGAAGAAGGAAACAGCAGTGTTGAAGTTGTTGATAGCGGTTCTGGCTATGTGACAACTGAAGTTGATGGTAATGAAGAAATAAGAACTATAGCTGGTCAAACGACTATTAAGCATTTAAGAGTTGGCGAAAACTGGACAATGGCTGATGCCACTGGAAATGGAATTTCCATATTTACTAGCAATAGTAATGACCTTATTAAATCAACTGGTAGTAATGGTTTCAAAATAAGGGCTGGTTCTATACAACTTTTGCAGACAGGATCTCCTAACAATATTTATGCGAGTTTTAATAATAGTGGTTGCGATTTAAGAGTAGGCGGTAGTCAAAAATTAGCTGTAAGTTCTTCTGGTACATCAGTTACAGGCACTTTAGCTGTTTCATCAACAATAAACGCAAATGGTGGCCTAGATACAGACGGTGATGTTCAGTTTAATTCTGGCACAACCAACATGAACATATTGTTTGACGCTAGTGAAAAACAATTAGATTTTGATGATAATGTAAAACTTTCTTTTGGTAGTGGTACGTCTTCTTTTAAAGTATTTTCTGATGGAACAGATAGCATAATTCAGTCTTACCAAGAAGGTGAGATTAAAATTCGCCACTCAGCAGATGACGGTAGTAATGTTCAAAATTCCATAGTTAGCATTGCTGATGGTGCGGTTCAACTCTTCCATAGTGGAAATCAAAAATTAGCTACTGCTTCGGGTGGCGTGTCAATAACAGGAACTCTTACTGCCTCATCAACAATAACAACAAGTGGAAATATTTTTGCTACTAATGACAGTCAACAAGATATAGGAACAACCAGTGTTAGATTTGCAAACGGATTTTTTGATACTTTATATGGTGATGGTTCAAACCTAACTGGTATTAATACTGATTTAGTGTCTGACACTTCCCCGCAGCTAGGCGGTGACTTGGATACTAATAGTTTTGAGATAAGTTTTGATGATGGTCATGCTGCTAAGTTTGGTGACTCTAGTGACTTGCAGATTTATCACAACACCCATAATTATCTTGTTACTAGCAATGGAAACATTGAATTAAGGAGTACAGTTGGTTCAGACGAGGCAATGATAAAGTGCAAACCTGATGATGCGGTTGAACTCTACTTTAATGGCAGCCTAAAATTAGCCACAGCAAACGATAAAATTAATTTTTATGCACACGCTAAAGTAAATGCTGATTCAACTTATGACTTAGGTGCTAGTGGTGCTAAATGGGCTAATGCTTATGTCGATAACTATTACGGAAGTGGAGCAAACCTTACAAGTTTAAATGCAAGCAACATTTCTTCTGGTACGATCCCAGCAGCAAGAGTTGGGGATATTTCTGGAAACGCTGCAAGTGCTGACACTGTAGATGTTACTGGTGCAAGTAATCAAGATGCTAGTTTTATGCTTACATTTGCTGATGCTACTGGTTCGGCAAGAACTATTAAAGTAGATGGCGATTTAACATATAATCCTTCCACAAACGTATTAAGTACTGGGACATTTAGTGGATCTGGTGCATCTCTTACAAGTTTAAACGCAGACAATATTTCATCAGGAACATTAGCTCAAGCAAGAATTGAAAACAGTGCTATTAACTCAGATAAGTTAGCTAACTCGGCTGTAACTTTTTCAAAGTTTCAAAATGTTGCACAGAACCATATACTTGGAAGAATATCAAGTGGTACTGGCCAATTACAGCAATTAAGTGCTTCATCAATAAGATCAATACTTAACGTGGAAGACGGAGCAACAGCCGATCAATCTGCAAGCGAGATATTAACACTTATTAAAACTGTAGATGGCTCTGGAAGTGGGCTAGATGCTGATACTGTTGATGGATTACAGGGTTCTGCTTTCTTACAGAAAACTGGCGATACCATGACAGGTATTTTAAACTCAAGAGATATTAAATTAGGTGCTGGTTATCATCTACAAAGATCAGACCATCATTCAGGACATTTAGAAGGTAGTTATAACAACGTAGGTGCTAACAGTTATAAATCAAACCCGATTTACAGTATTGGTTCTGCATACAATCCCAATGATGCTACTTTAGGAAACTTTTATGGAGTTGGTTATAGTCATGGTAATGCTTCATTTACACCTTCGACTTCTGGTTGGGGATTTTATGTTGCTGCTGATGGAGATTCAAGAGTATTTTTAGACGGAAGTTACGGAAGAGTCTATATAGGAACAAATAATCGTTATTTGTCAGATGTTTCAGGGCAGTACGGCTCAGTACAGGTAAACGCTAGTGGTGTTAATGGTTGGGAGGGATATTCGATAGATGGTCGTGCTGTATTTATGCACAACGGAGGTACTGAAACAGGTATTTATAATGATGTTGATAATGAGTGGATGCTTATTTGTAACCATAATAGTTCAGTAAATTTATTTCATAATGGTTCTCAAAAATTCTTCACCACTTCGGCTGGAGTAGATGTTACAGGAAGAATAGATATTAATGACTCAAATACAATAGTTCAAGAAGGTGCGGGCAATGCCATAAGACTACAAACCAACTCTGGTTATATAGATGTAGGAGCACAAAACACAAGTTATGCCCATTTTACAACTGATAGAAATACTTTTTATTTTGGTGTAAAAATGAATGTTAATGGTCATGTAAGACCACATTTAAATAATACTTACGACTTAGGTTCATCAAGTTTACGTTGGGCGAACTTATACGTTAACGATATGCACTTTGCAAACTCAGTAGAAAATCCAAACGTGGTAGATGGGACTTGGGGCGATTGGACATTGCAAGAAGGTGAAAGTACAATATATATGTTGAACAACAGGAACGGTAAAAAGTACAAAATGAATCTAACGGAGGTTAGCTAATGGCAATTACAAAAACTTGGTCAATAACTGATCTTGAAAGAGAAACATCAGACAATTATGTTTGTTATGCACATTGGGTTCTTACTGGAACGGAAGATGGTAAAACTGTTCAAACAGATGGTAGAACTTTTTTAGATCGACCTAGCACTTTAGTAGATTATGCAACATTAACTGAAGAAATAGTTATAGGTTGGGTAAAAGCAAAAATAAATGCAGACTATATTGTGCCAGCAGGCAGTGAAGGAACAACTGGAGTGGGAGCAGTTGAAGCGGATATAGATTTTAAAATGGCGGCACTTGACGCACCAGAAACCGCAACTGGTAAACCTTTCTAAGTATTGCTAGTATAAAAAGAAAAAACTATGCAAGCTATTACTGAAAAGCAAATTTTAGAGTGGAAAGAAGAACTTGATAAGCAAGTAAAGACAAGAGATCATGCTCAAAAAGTATTACTTGAAGCAGAATCTAATATTAAGGTTTTGTCGGGCGGTATTCAGTTTGGGGAACTTGCCTTGAAAAAGATCGAGTCATCAGACCAGCCATCAGATAAAGCGGAGCCAAGCCCACAATTAGAAAAAGCACCATTAAAGAAATAGGTGCTAAAGCCTTTATAAATGCTTCTTTCCACATAAAATGTTTAACAAAATTTGTCAGATAGCCTCATTATTGTCTCTTTTGTTATCAGGGTCAATGGCTGCATTTGGTTTTGTAGCGATACGCTATATGCAAAGCCCTGAGTTTGAGAGGACATTAAAAAACAAGATCATGGGAAGTCTGGAGGATAAATTACCAGATGTGATGGGAGATAAAATACCAAATTTCACAGGGCCATCTGTACAGCTACCAGAACCACCAAAGGTGAACAAACTTGGAAATTCCAAGAATTGAAATACCGCAGATACAGATAAAAGAAATTTATATTCCCAGAACAAGAACATGGGAGCAATATCCGACAACTTTAGATATTATTGACAAACCAAAGCTAGATTATCCTGTAGTAAGTTATCCAACATTCGAGGCTTTACAATATCACCCTGACAAATTTATCCCAACAGATCCAGTAAAACAGCCAGAACAACCGCAACCAGATATACCACAGCCACCAGAATATAAACCTCAAGTCAAAAAAGATAAAGAGTTCTTTGTCAAATGTCCCAATGAAGATAATATTCCAGTAGGAAGTTACCCTAATGATTTGAAGCTTCAAGTCGTTATCGGTCACAAAATAAAAAATGGCCGCTGCTATGAAATCCTCAGAGATTCAACCTTTATTGAGAAATGGATACCTAGCACTCCTGTTCTTGTTAACACTTCAATTATTGCTGTTACTGCGGCTGGTTCACCTATCATAGCCAATCTGCTCAAGAACCTCATTAAGACTGCCATTAAGCGTCTGTCTAAATCTAAGGACAAATCAAAGGTACAAACATAAGCAAAGAGATTTAGAGGCACTTTGTAGGCGAATCTGAGTGGACTAAATTTACTTATTTAGCTCAATTTTGTGTGTATGAGGGATAACTTGGTTCATTTTCGGTTTGCTTACTATATCGGAGCAAAGATCGAAATACTCAGATTCTGGAGAATATTCAGCACCAATAACTCTAAGCTCATGGCAGTTTTTTAATCTTGCAAGCTCATAGTTTAATCTGGCTGTCGATAATTGTTGCCGCATTATCTTTTCTTGAGTAGTTGCACTTTTGAGACAAGCATTTTGAAAACGCTTATCAAGTGGGACAGATATTGTGGCAGCTATCCCAAAGTTAAAAGAAGTTGCATCTTTGTTGCCGCTGTAGTTTTCTCTGTAGTAGAGAATCTCACCCGCATTTGTATAATTTCCGTCTGAGTCTGTTGCCTCATTGTAGACAGGCGTATGAAAAATGTAGTCTTGAGGACGCTTTATTGCAACGGAAGTTGTAGCGAATGGGCTGACCGATAGTGTAGCTCCAGAACATTGAATACCAGCACCATAACTGTTTTCTGTCATAGGCCCTGTTAAAACTTGGGTTGCAAAATTTGAAACGCTTGATGATGTATTGCTTTGAGGATTGGCTATTGTCGAATTATTGGCGTAGCTAGGCAGACAAGAAAAAAGAGTTATTAGTTGGAAAATATAATAGTAGTATCTGTTACCACCTCTGAGGTCACTTGTCTTGTGATGTCGATTACTGATTCGAGAGAAGGGCCTTTGTAAAACTCCGAAAATTGAAAAGCATTTCCTTGTGTGGTTTGTTGCCATTGAGGTTTTTGATCCATATTCAAGCCTGTCCATTCGTAGGTAGTTCCATTTATGGTTTCTGTCACTGTGGCATTTGGCATGGATATTGAATCACAGTTGCCGCATGAGATACCAGAACCAGTAACACTGTAGGTATATCCTGAATTATAGCGAACCTCTCGGATTTGCTCTGTGAGATTATTTGTAGTGACGCTGCGTGAGGTGCTAGTAGCAGAATTGAAGTTTGGGACTACAGTTTGAGCATAAGCTGGACTAACAAAAAATATAATCGGCAGATATTTCCACATCAATCAACAGTTAAATCTGTGACGAATTGACCAGTAAGAACGACTCCAGTTCCTGTTCCACCTGTCAGACTCATTGTGTGATGATCTAAAGTGACAGCGGCTGTCCCTACTGAACCAGCGGCAGTCGAAGTCAAATCACTGAAGTTTCCTACTGTTCCGACAGTTGGTGCTGATCCAGCAGTAGCATCACCCTCAAGGTATGACTGAGTGAAGCTGAAGGTTTCACCAGCAGTGGTTTGTGTTGCACTTGGCATAGTTACTGCGGGAACTCCATTTGTAACAGATCCAAAGCCGCCAACACTTGCAGCGTCACCGCTTGTAGTTGTTATATTTGTGCCACTTATGCTGTAAGATGAGCCGATTTTGTCAGCAGATGTCGCAGCGGACAAGCTTTCCAGCTTGACGCTTGATGTGATCGTACTCTGAATGTCACAGTAGGCCGCAGTTGGAACACAGAGGGCGGCAAGTAATAAAAGCTTTTTCATTTGATACCTACTTTAGTATTCTTATTATCCACTATAACTGGTTTTTTTTGGTTGCCATTCTTACCTTTTACAGACACCCCATAGCTGCTAGCTATGTTCCCCACGAGGCCTGCCGCAAAAGTGTCAAGCCTTATTCTTTCCATATATCCAAGAGTCATCACTGATAAACTCCACCCAAGAATAATAATCCGAACAAAATGTCCGACATAATCCCGACCTTCCTTTTCTTCTTCTTCCATGAGATTAAGGTTTCTTGTTTATTACTGGCATCTTAGCTATGTTTGGAAAAACAAACAAATCAATGATTAGATTTATCAAGCCAATTTTAAAATTTTTCGTCAAGTCAAATGCAGTGAAATCCTTAGTCGTGGGACTGCTGGAGGACTATGCCGCTTCCACTGAAACAGATATTGATGACGAAATTGTAAAACTGGTAAAAGAAAAATTATGGCCTAGCGTGTAATGGACATAATCAAAGCTTTAACATCTACTTACAGCCTAGAGGGTGAGTTTGAGGTGCAAAAGTCTATACAATTTATTGAAAAACTAGAGGACATTGAACTGCTTAAGCCTTATGCAATTAAGTTACTTAAAACAAATGCAAAGCAAGCTCACTTTGTAAGCACTTCACTTGAGGTCATAGCATCACAGCAAGCATACGTTTATAAGCTAGAAAAACGATTGAGCAAGAAAAAAGCGACCTTTTGGGATCGCTTAAGATATATAATATTTGGGAAAAAGTAGAGGTCTTACAGACTTTTTATCGCTTATTACTGCCTAATATTGGAGGAATGGAACCTCTTGCCCGACAGCAATCCTCGAAGGGAACTCATATCTTTTTACAAAGTTGATGTGCTGGGATAACACAGACACAAGTTAGGTAAAAGGGCAAAGACCACAAAATTGTAAAAGAGCAGCTTATAACTCGTATTGCAAAGAGTCATCATGCCTCTATTTATGGGACTAAATCTTTTTTTGTTATATCGAACCACATTGCAGATTCAATAACCTGACCTGTAAGCTCATCTGTTTTTGTGACCTCGCAGAACTCAAAAAGTTTTTCTGTTTCTGGTTCATAAAAGATTTGACCCACATAAGGGTTAACAGGAAAAGAAATTAGTTTCATAGTTAGAAAGGAAGATCATCTGGTAGCTCAGGCTGATTCGCTTGTACATCTACAGTCCTCTCAGAGGCACTTTTATGGGGCATAGGCTGTATTCTGCCAGAGTTGCCCCACATACCGCCCCAAAGCGAAAATCCAGCAACCTCATCATATTCTTTTTGGCTTTTATAGACACGAATTTTTGTTCCGTCCATTTTGGCATTATCGACAGCTTGCAAAATCCAGTTTGCAGCTTTTACAGCCTCATCACAGGTGAAGTCAAGAACTATGTTTTGATCTGGTGCATTTTCTTTGGTGCTGTTGTTGCGAGTAAATCTTACTTTTGCGAAGAAAGCAGGGGTGTTGGCCATAATTAAAAAGGTTTGATAGGGGTGATTGCGTTTGCCTCTTCCCATGCGAGGACTTTGTGTAGCTGGT